ATAATATGTAAAAGACCTTAGTCTTCTTCAGCGAGCTTCTTAAAGAACGAAAGATCATCATCATCATCACCCGCTTGAGGAGATTGAGAGAGAGGAGCAGATGGTGTTTCTGATGCACCTTCATTCCAAGATTCTTCTTCGACCACTGTCTCAGCAGCCGTTGTTGTAGGAGCGGTTCGTCCAAGAACACGATCCAGTTTTGCTTTCAACTCATCATATGACTTGAAGTTAGCAGCATCAATAAACTCATTCAGACCATACTGTAGATTCCAGACTGCTTCAAGATCACTATCATCATCTAGCAATGGTGTAGGCGAATCAAACTCTGATGAGTCGTAGTTGCGATAGCCTGCTACTTTACGAATCTTCAGTTTGAAGTCAGCACCTTGCCACATGTCAAAAGGATTAACCTTTGTCTCATCTTCGAACTCTGGATTCATCTGTGCTTCAATCTTGTCCCAGATTTTCTTACCGAACTTGTAAAGGAATACTTTACCTTCGTTCTCTGGATTGCCTGGATCTTTGACCACATAGATGTTTGAGATAAACTGCAGCTTACGCTTCTGTTTGCGTGCTTGCTCTTTACCTTCATCACCACCTGTGTTCCACAGGTTCTGGTTCAACTCACCGATTGGATCTTTCTGTCCAATAGTAGTGAGTGAGTTCTCAATATACCAACCACCAGGTCCTTGGAAGCCGTGTGAGAACACACGAACGAAAGGAACATCTTCATTTGCAGAAGCAGGAAGGAAACGGACTACGGCGTAGCCATTACCAGCCTTATCTACAGTAGGTGTCCAGAATCGGTCATCACCATTAGAACGTGACTGCTGATTAGGGCTTAGTTTTTCTAGTTGACTTGAGAGGGAATCAAGCGATGCGCTTGAGGATGTCTTGAGGGATGCAAAGTTACTTGCCATTGTATTTCTCCAATATGTTTGCGTACGTTTGTATTAACTTATCCACTTTATCATAACGATATCTTATTTATACTATAGTTCTTTGAAATAGTCAACAGCTAATTTGGAAAACTTTTCTTTATCGTAGTCCATAAACTTGCTATACTTCATACACTTAGTACGGATGTCAGGCCACACAATTGTGTCTTCTATCTTTTGATTGAAATGCTTGACTGCGCCAGTGACCTCGCAGACAATAATGAATGTTTCCATTCCAAGCTCACCTTGCATGTACTTTTGTACAAGTCCAGGATGCTGACCATCTACTACCTTGAAGTCATCTTTGGTAATATTGTTCAACTCTTGTTGAAACAAATAGGTCAGGCTTTCAGTCCTCTTCTTCCACGAGAGGTATCTTTGGTGCCCTTCGGGCGTAACGATTTGACCAATCCACATAGAAGGGTCTTCTAGCAAGTTTGCTAGGAGGTAGTTGTGTGGATCAGGCTGCTTAGATAACTTAGCAAAAGTAAACCGATCATTACGGTGTTCAAAGTTGTCACGATCAGCACGTATTTTACCATTGTACTTAAAGTAATCGTATCGTCCGGTAAAATGTTGCTTAAGCGCGAGATAATCTGTGTAAACATCAAAAGGGCTCATATAGGTAGTGTATCAGATTTGGCAATTAAATTCAACATCGATGCTTCGCTTTCTAGCTTGGCTTTGATTACTTGACTTTTCTTTACCAAAGGAATAACTTGTTCAACGTCAATACCTCTTTGTTCACACCATGCAACTATTGCATCTAGGTGAGTAAGGTTTCCTTGTTTGACAAGTCTCTGAACATCTTCAGTAAACTCGGATAGTGTTGTAATGCTTTTAATTTCAATCATTTGTCATGCTTATAAAATATATGTGTATCAATTGTTACTGTTCTAGTATACACCTTAGACCAGGATGGGTCAACATAGTCTGCGTGATAATGTGTAGCCCCATCGGTGATATCAGGATATATTCTCTTTCTAACATCTACAGCAAGCTCTAAGATCTGCTGGAACTTCCTCTTGCTTCGAATCTCATCTGATACTCCGTCACAGTACCAGCTAAACTGACAACGATGTTTCTTAGGATAGTATATTCTTGCTTCATCGGGTAAGTCTGGTTCCTGGTTGGTTTTCCAACTCTCGTAATGTGGTCCTTGACGTACCACTTGACAAATAGTATTTGGAAATCTGTCACTAATTACTCTATTGATTGTTACATTACCAACTGCAACCATACCAGCTGTAGGTTCATTACGAGCTTCGTGGTAGATATTCTCAGCCAGACAAAATGTATTTGGATCAATTAGAAGCTGTTGAAGTCCTACCTGTTCATTCAATGAAGCAAATGTTTGCTCAATTGTTAATGGCTTAGGAACTTTAGGAACTTCCCCCTGCGTAGACTTTACGGTTATCAAAAGCCCGATGCCAGCCAAAATACTGAGCCTTCCAATCGGACTGATCATCACTCGATAGGTTCTGCCACTGATCTCTTTTAGCTTTAACAGCCTCTCCTGCGTCAACCCAATCTGTTCCAAGAATGATCTC